AATTGACTCGGCAATTCTTGCATCTTTCTCAGACATCTCTGTAAATGAACTTCTTAAAAATCTTAAGGAAAAGAACTTCACTGAAGTACGTAAATGGGTTGTATCCAATCTTGACAATGACAGCGGTCTTATTCTTCGTAGGGTTTATGATGCACTTTACGACTCAGTTGTTCCAGGTTCTATTCCTGCTGCTGTTCTTATTATTGCTAAGTATCAATATCAGATTGCCTTTTGTGCGGATCAAGAAATTAATCTTTTGGCGGCACTGACGGAAATTATGTGTGAGGTTGAGTTCAAATGAGTGTAAAAACTTTTCCATTGAAAACTTGTCTCCGTTATCCTGGTGGGAAATCTAAAGCAACTAAAACTCTTGCACCTTGGTATCCTGAAACTTTTAAAGAATACCGAGAACCTTTTATTGGTGGTGGATCTGTTGCATTTTATACAACTCAGGCATATCCAGATGTTCCCGTTTGGATTAATGACTTGTACGTTCCTCTTTACAATTTTTGGATTCAACTTCGTGATAATGGAGATGAACTATCTGAACAACTGAAAGAGATTAAGACCAAAGTATCTGACTTTGGAACTCAGGATGAGAAAGATGCAGCACATAGGGAATTATTTGATAAACTCCGTGCAGATATCAATACTCAAAAGGGTCTTGAGAGAGCAGTAAGTTTTTTTATTTTGAATAAATGTAGTTTTTCTGGACTGACTGAAAACAGTACGTTTTCTCCAACTGCATCTCGTTCTAATTTTTCTTTTGTTGGTATTGAAAAACTGAAAGAATATTCAAAACTTATGAAAGATTGGAAGATTACAAATATTGATTACTCAGAAGTGATGAATGCTCCAGGAGAAGATGTCTTTGTATTTTTAGATCCACCTTATGATATTAAAGACTTTCTTTATGGAAAGGATAGAGAGATGCACAAATCATTTGATCATGAACTTTTTGCTCAAAATGTTTATAAGTGTTCTCATAAGTTTATGATTACATACAATGTAAATGAAAGACTTTTAGAATTGTATAAGGATTATTATCTTCGTGAGTGGAAACTGCGATATTCTATGGCACATAGGGGAAAAAAGGGAACTGATGAAAATGTAAAAACAGAACTCTTGGTCACGAATTATCCAACAGAAAAAATCAATCCTTTGGAGATTGCTCTTTATGCCTGAACTTAAAGATTGGTTGAACTCCATTAACTTTACAAAAGAAAATTTATCAGAAAATATCCAAGATTATCCTCCATATATTATTAATCGTTGTTTATCTGCGCACATTGATTGTATAATGTATGCAAATGAAATGAATATAAACCACCAACTTGATAAAGACATGCAATATTCATTTTATCTAAATAGTCTAAGAAAAAGGAAGAGATTTTCTCCCTGGCTCCGAAAGGATAAAGTCACAGACTTAGAATGTATAAAGCAATACTATGGATATAGTAATGAAAAAGCATCTCAAGCACTGAAAATCCTAAATAAAGAGCAGATTAATTTTATTAAAAAACAATTTGAAATTGGTGGAATTAAATGAATACAAATATGACAACTGAACCACAAGTAAATTGGTCACCTGAAATTATGGTGGAAGTTACTATTAATGAACCTGATGACTTTTTGAAAGTCCGTGAGACTTTAACCCGCATCGGAGTTGCATCAAGAAAAGAGAAAAAACTCTATCAATCCTGTCATATTTTGCACAAACAGGGTAGATATTATATTGTTCATTTCAAAGAACTATTTGCTTTGGATGGAAAATATGCAAATATTACAGTTAATGACATTCAAAGAAGGAACAGGATCGCAAGACTTTTATCTGATTGGGATTTGATTACCATAATCAATGAAAAATCTATTTCAGATATAGCACCTTTAAATCAAATTAAGGTTCTTTCTTATAAAGAAAAAGGTGAATGGGAACTAGAACAAAAATATAATATTGGATCAAAGAAAAAAAATCAGGATTCTGAGTAGTGGAGTTTAACCGAATAAAAAAGTAGGGAGTTCAACACTCTCTTTTTTAATGATATTTGATATATAATAATTGATGAAATAGAATGGAATATTTTTTCCATTTATATTCTATGGATGCCTATTTAAGGATCCTAATTCATCAATTTAAACTCGCTTTTTAAGGAGAATGGAAATGACTGCACTAACAAAGTACCATACCGCAAATCTTGATAAATTTCTTCAGGATATTGACAAATATTCAATTGGTTTGGATGAATGGTTTCATAGGTTTAATACTTTACATCAAACAGAAAGTAATTATCCTCCGTACAATCTTGTAAAAGAAGACAGCATAACCTTCAAACTTGAAATTGCACTTGCTGGATTTAAAAGAAATGAAATTTCTGTAACTACAGAATCTGGTAAGCTTTTTGTTGAAGGGCAAACAGAAAAGAAAGATTCGCAATATATTCACCAAGGACTGGCTAAAAGAGCATTTACTCGTTCTTGGACATTATCTGATGATGTTGAAGTTCGTGATGTTAATTTCGAAGATGGATTATTGACTATTGAACTGAAAAGAATTATCCCAGAACATCAACAACGTAAAGTTTGGTTCTAGATAAATATTCAATAGGGGCTACCCTACTAAAATATCGTTAGCCGAAAACTAATAGAGGGGAAAGTGGCAAAATCCACTTGACTTCCCCTCTATTTTATTGTTATAATGCTAGTAACTCTGTGAAATAAAAATGAGTATAAAATTAGTTCTTTTAAAATCTGGAGAAGACATTATTGCAGATGTTGAAGAAATGGTCGTCAATGGATCTGTAGTTGGGTATTTTTTTGATCGACCATGTTCTGTAAATATTGTAAATAAAGAAACTCTTAGGGAAAACAAAACAATACAAATTACTTTGTATCCATGGATACCATTAAGTAAATCTTCTAGAGTAAAGATACCTTCTGATTGGGTTGTTACGATTGTTGATCCAATAGATAAACTTGAGCAAATGTTTATTCAGGATATTAAACAAAATGGAAATTGAAAACTTAAAAATAATTATCTTAATAAATGGTAATATACTTATATCTCAAATTGAAGAAATTTCTTCTGAATTGGGAGAACCTGACTGTAAATTAATTAAACCATTTCAAATAAAATATCAAAAACTTGATGTTCTTGCTCCAACTTTAGAACCATGGTTAAATGACGTAACTATACAAGATACGTTTATGATTCATTCGGATAAAATTTTAACAATTACAGAAGCTCGTCCAACTCTTATTGAAAAATATACTGAACTTATTAAATGAAATTTTATACTAATGTGCAAATGATTGGGAATAAATTTCTCGTTCGTGGATTTGATAATGGTGAGCATGTAATGTTTAAAGAGGAGTATTCTCCAACTTTGTTTATAAAAGCAAATAAAAAAACAAAATATAAAACTTTAGAAGGTGAATATGTAGAAGAAATTAAACCTGGCACAGTAAAAGATTGTAGGGAATTTTACAAGAAATATGAAGAGGTTGATGGATTTAAAATATTTGGTAATGATAGGTATGTTTATCAATATATTTCAGATAAGTATCCAGAGAATGAAATTAAATTTGATATTTCCAAAATTAAATTAACTACAATTGATATTGAGGTTGCTTCTGAAAATGGATTTCCTGACACTAATTCTTGCTCCGAAGAAATATTAGCTATCACCCTGCAAGATTATTCTACAAAACAAATAGTAACTTGGGGTTCTAGACCATTTAATGTGTCTCAAAAAAATGTGATTTACAAAGAGTGTTCTTCTGAATATCATCTTTTATCCTCTTTTCTTGACTGGTGGATTCATAATACTCCAGAAGTTATTACAGGTTGGAATATTCAATTTTATGATATTCCTTACATTTGTGGGAGATTGAATAAAATTTTGGGAGAAAAGCATTTAAAGAGATTTTCACCGTGGGGATTAGTCAGTGAAGATAATTTTTTTGTTAATGGAAGAAATCAAATCTATTATGATATTGGTGGAATTACTCAACTAGACTATCTCGATCTTTACAAAAAATTTACTTATAAAGCACAAGAGTCTTATCGTCTTGATTATATTGCTGAAGTTGAATTGGGGCAAAAAAAACTTGATCACTCTGAGTTTGATACTTTTAAAGATTTTTATACTAAAAATTGGCAAAAATTCATAGAATATAATATTAAAGACGTTGAACTTGTAGATAGATTAGAAGATAAGATGAAACTTATCGAACTTGCTATCACTATGGCATATGATGCTAAAGTTAATTTTGGTGATGTATTTTATCAAGTTAGAATGTGGGATTGTATTATTTACAATTATCTTAAAAAAAGAAATATTGTAATTCCACCAAAAGAAAAAACATCTAAAGACGAAAAATATGCTGGTGCTTATGTAAAAGAACCTATTCCTGGATTGTATGACTGGGTTGTGTCTTTTGACCTTAACTCACTATATCCTCACCTTATTATGCAATACAACATCTCGCCAGAAACTCTTTTAGATGATAGGCATCCAACAGTTAATGTTGATAAGATTCTGAATAAGGAACTTACCTTTGAGATGTACAAAGATTATGCTGTGTGTGCTAATGGTGCTATGTATCGCAAGGATGTGCGCGGATTTCTTCCTGAGTTAATGGAAAAAATCTATCAAGAACGTACCATTTACAAAAAGAAGATGCTTGCTGCAGAACAAGAATATGAAAAAACTAAAAAGAAAGAGTTGAAGAAAGAAATTGCTCGATGTAATAATATTCAGATGGCACGTAAGATTCAACTTAACTCTGCTTATGGTGCTATCGGTAATCAGTATTTTCGTTATTATAAACTAGCAAATGCTGAAGCAATTACGTTGTCTGGGCAAGTATCAATTCAGTGGATTATGAATAAGATGAATTCTTATTTAAATAAAGTTCTTAAAACTGAAGGTGAAGATTATGTTATTGCATCTGATACTGATTCTTTGTATATCAATATGGGCCCTCTGGTTGAAAGTGTATTCAAAGGCAGAGAGAAAACTACTCAAGGCATTGTTTCGTTCCTTGATAAGGTCTGCGATGTGGAATTTGAAAAGTATATTGAAAGTTCTTACCAAGAACTGGCTGACTATGTGAATGCTTATGACCAGAAGATGGTCATGAAGAGAGAATGTATTGCTGAACGTGGTATTTGGACTGCAAAGAAGAGATACATCTTAAGTGTATGGGATAGTGAAGGTGTTCGTTATGAAGCACCTAAACTGAAGATCAAGGGCATTGAAGCAATCAAATCTTCCACTCCTTCCCCCTGCCGCAAAATGTTAAAGGAATCATTCAATATTATGATGAGTGGTTCTGAAGATGATATAATTGATTTTATTGAAAATTCGAGGAAGCAATTTAAACATCTTCCTCCAGAACAAATTGCATTTCCAAGATCTGCATCTGATGTTCAAAAATTCAAGTCTATTTCTTCCATTTATGGAAAAGGAACACCAATACATGTAAGGGGAGCTCTTTTGTATAATTATTACATTGAAGAAAAAAAATTAACTCACAAATACTCTTACATCAATAATGGTGAAAAAATAAAATTTATTTTTCTTAAAAAACCAAATCCTATTCATGAAAATGTTATATCATTCATACAAGATTTTCCTAAAGAATTTGGATTAGAAAACTATATCGATTACGACCTTCAATTTGAAAAGGCATTTTTAGATCCATTAAAAGTAATATTAGATACTATTGGATGGAATATTGAGAAAAAAATCAACTTAGAATCATTTTTTGTATAAAATTAATTTTATGGAAAATCAAATAGAAATTAGTTATCCATTTGGACCTTGCATTTTAGAAACATATTGCCCAGAAGAAATCATTGATGAACTGAATAATTATACCGAGGAAGTATCTAGAGATCCTTTATTAAAATCCTATTTCTCTTCTAAAGATAATAATATACCAAATCTATTATTAAGAGATTTCGAATCTATATTCATACCAAAAGATTTTTGTGATGATATTGGTTTTACTGAATTTGTTGAAAAAATTTCTCAATTCTATGTGAAGAAATTTACAAAACAAGATTCTCAAGTAGAATTATCTGTTATAGATTATGATCCATCATTTTCATTCAGAGATAAAATTTTATATGCCGATGCTTGGATAAACAGATATTTTTCTGGGGACTTCACTCCTTCTCATAACCATGGTGGTGATATTTCTGGGGTTATATTTTTAAAATTATCTGAAGATCTTAAAAAAGAACAAAATGAAAATAGATATTCTTCTGGTGATTTTCCATTTGTAGAAAATAATGAACATCTTTACGAGGAAGAAGAACTTCCTAGAAGAATGAATGGAAATTTACAATTTTTTTATGGATCTACTAACAAATATTCTTACGGAACATATAATCCTATTCAAAAAGAAGGAAAAGTAATTCTTTTTCCTTCTTGGTTGGAACATTTTGTTTATCCACAGAAAACAAATTCTGAAAGAAGAACTATTAGTTTTAACATCAGAGTATTATAGTTATTGTTTTTGGGAAAATGTTGTGCTAAAATTAAACTTAGAATGAAATAATATTATGGATTTTCTTAAAGATATTGTAAAAGAAATTGGTGATGACTTTACAAAGTTAGCATCTGATATTGATGAGACCGAAACTTATGTTGATACGGGTTCATACGTTTTTAATGCACTGGTTTCAGGTAGTATTTTTGGTGGTGTATCTGGCAATAAGATTACTGCTATTGCTGGAGAGTCTTCTACTGGAAAGACTTTTTTCTCTCTCGCAGTGGTTAAGAACTTTCTTGATACTCATCCCGATGGTTACTGTCTCTACTTTGACACTGAGGCTGCTATCACTAAATCTCTTTTAGAGAGTCGTGGTGTAGATACAACCAGAACTGTTGTTGTAAATGTTGTTACGATTGAAGATTTTCGTGGTAAAGCACTTAAAGCAGTTGATATGTACTTAAAAAAACCTGTAGAAGAACGCAAACCATGTATATTTGTGTTAGACTCTTTGGGGATGCTCTCTACAGAAAAAGAAATCACTGATGCACTGAACGACAAACAAGTTCGTGATATGACCAAATCTCAATTGGTCAAAGGTGCATT